TGCGAGTTGGCGCTGTTTCTGTGCCCTACTCAATCAACCAAGCGATGGCGTCTATGGCAACCGGCAACAAATTTATGCTGTTCGGTGACTTCAGCAAGTACTACGTTCGCAAAGTTGGCGCGCCGGTTATTGGCGTGCTTAAAGAACGCTTCTGGCCTGACATGGGCATTGCAGGCTTGATCCGATTAGACGGAGAGCTTGGCGATGCTGGCGCCATCAAGCACATGAAAAACGCTTAACAATAAGCGCCCTTCGGGGCGCTACTTATTGGAATTTTTTATGAAAATTAAATTATTAGTAGCTCGATCTGGTGTTGATTTTGCAAATAATGCAGGTGATGAGATTGATGTTGATAGCGATGAGGCTGCGCGCATGATTGAAAGCGGGCAAGCGGTTTCTGTGTTAGAGAATGCATCAAGCAAAGCAAAATTTGAAAAAGCGGCTAAGTAATGGCGGCTTTAATTTCTTTAGTTGCTTCCCCTTCCGGACTGCCGGTCACTGTCGCAGAATCAAAAACAGATTTGCGGATTCAGCACGCAGCCGAAGATTCAATTATTGAAGATTTTATTTCTTCGGCTACAGATTACTGCCAAGAAGTTGTCGGAAAAAAGTTGATTTCTCAAGAGTGGAGATATTCAATTTCTTCCGCTTCGTTTTGTGTGGTTTTGCCGATTGCTGTAGCCACTGAAATAACTGAAATAAACTATTACGATGCCGATAATAATTTACAGTCAGCCGATATAAACGATTTTTATTTTTACGCGCTAGAAGATTCTGCATTTGTAGAGCCAAAGCACGGAAAAAATTGGCCTGCAACATTCGCGCGCCGTGATGCAATATCAATAAATTTTAAGGTCGGTTATGCCGATGCTGAGGCGGTTCCTGCCGCAATAAAACGAGCTATTAGACTGTTAGTTGCGCACTGGTATGAGTGCCGAACAGCGGCAACGATTGGCACAGAAGCAAAAGAAATACCGATGGGTGTTAATGCGCTGCTTGGTAGCCATAGAATCGGATGGGTGTCGTAATGAATTGGCGTCCAGGTGAGCTAGACCAGCTTATAAATATTGTTCGACCTGTTTCTGTTGGCGATGGAGTGGGAGGCAGAGAAGTTACCCTGTCAAATATTGCCACTGATTTATTCGCAAAAGCAAAGCCATTATCTGGCAGTGAGGGCGAAAATTCAGGAAAAATAAACGCCTCTTTTTCTATGATGTTTGTGGTTCGTTTTCGCGATGACGTGAAAGAAGATGACCGTATTTTTTGGAGTGGCGACTATTACAATATTCGCCAAATTCAAAAATCTGGAACGCGCGAGCTTTACAGTATTTACATTGCAGAAAGAGGGGTTGCGCAATAATGCCTAGGGCGCTAATGGAAATTGAAATATCAGGCGCGGAACAGTGCGCGGATATGCTTACAAATTTAGCGCCAAGAGCCGCAAGAAATATTATGCGTGCGGCAGTGCAGCAAATAGCCACCAATATGGCAAAAGAAATCAAACAAAATACGCCTGTTTTGACTGGCAATTTGCGCAAAGCAGTAAAGGCAAAAAGGAAAAAGTCGCACCCAGACAAACCGGTTAGCATAGTAACTTTTGAGCAGGGCAAGTCATCAAAAAATGATGGTTTTTACTGGCGCTTTGTTGAGTTTGGCACAAAACATATTATGGCAAGGCCGTTTGTTGAGCCGGTGCGAGCAAGAACAATGATGAATATATCTGCGATAATGCGCGAAGAATTCACCAAAAAACTCCAAAAACATTTGGAGCGTGAGGCCGCAAGAAATGTTTGAGTCGGCTATTCAGCGGTGCATTTATGAAAAGCTAACTTCCGATGCAAATATTATCGCTGGAAGTATTCAGGTGTTTGATTGCCCGCCGCAATTTGTAAGCGGTTCGCAAGAAATTTACCCATATATTTTGATTGGCGATGATAATTTTTTGGCATGGGACACTGACACAGAGCTAGGCACGCAGGTTACGGTTACGGTTCACACTTGGTCGCGTTATTCTGGGCTTTTAGAGACAAAAGAAATTCAAGGTTTTATTTATCAAGCGCTAAACCGCGCAGACTTAATAATAAGCGGGTTTAATGTTATTTTATGCCAGCATTTACAGTCGCAATCTTTCAAAGATTCAGACGGTTTAACGTGGCACGGTGTTCAGCAATTCAATATTTTAATTCAAAAACTTTAGAGGTGTTTTATGGCTGCTGCAAAAGGCTTGGCGATTGTAATTAAAAAAGGCGGCGTTGCTTTTGCGGGAGTTCAAGGCCGCGAAATCGACTACAAATCTGAACCCATTGACATTACCGCTGATACTAACAGCGGATGGCAAACGTATCTAAATAAAACAGGTGTGCGCGGCTACAACCTTAGTATCAGTGGCGTTTATTACGATGATGCATTTCGCGACTTGTTTCTCGGCTCTACAGATGTTCACATGCTTACGGACATCACTCTTCTTTACGAAGACGGCAAGACTGTATCATGCGATTTCGTCGTCACCGGCTATAAAGAAAGCGGCGATAGTAATGACGCTATTAAGTTTAGCTGCGAGTTTTACTCATCAGGCATTCCCGTAGTTACTCCATAGGTGATTTATGTTTAGTGACGTTAAATTTACATACGGCGGGAAAGACTACACAGTCAAAAGCGATCAAGTTTTGATGTGTATCGCTCGTGTGGAGGGCGTTATCACTCTTGGTGAGCTGGTCGATACTTCGCGCCCGCAAAACGCAAAGCTCGCGATGGCATACGGCGAAGCGCTGCGCTTTGCAGGCGCGGTAGTCAGCAACGAAGAGCTTTACCTCAATATTTTTAAAGATGGCGCCGCGCAAAGTATGGGCGCTGCTGTCGGAGGCTTATTGTCGCTGATGATCCCGCCGGAAGCATTGCAGGAAAAGGCTGGTACTGCTGAAAAAAAGCCGGTACGGAAAAAACGCAGCTCGTAAAAAGTTGGTATTTAGTTTTTACTGATACGTTTGGTCTTGTACCAAGCGAATTTTGGCGAATGCACCCAGATGAACTTTGGTGGTTTATTGAGTCAAAAATAAAAAAAGCTGAAAAAGACGACGAGCCGGATTACGACTATCTTTATAATTTAGCGAAAAAAGCAAGGGCGGACGATGAGCGCAGAAGCGGCTAATATTGCAGTAACAGTTGGCGCAAACGTAACGCAATTTGTTCGCGACATGAACACTGCCGCAGGCTCCGTAACGGGGTTTGCTGCAAAGTCGCGCGCGGCAATAAATCAAGTTGCCGCGTTTGGCGCTGCTGCTGTAGCTGCTGGGGCTGCTGTTGGTGTTGCGCTATACACCAATGCAGCAAGCTCTATAGACGCGCAGGCCAAGCTGGCGCGCGCCGTGGGTGGCACTACTGCGGCAATACAAACACTTGAGCGTGCTGCTGATTTGGCGGGGGTTAATGCCGAGGAATTGGCGGCAGCAAGCGGCAAATTAAACGTAAAGCTTGGGCAGGCCGTTACCAATGGCGGTGCCGCGGCGGATCAATTGAAAGCCATGGGGTTGTCAGCAAAAGAGCTTATTGGGCTTGATGCTGACGACCGCATGGCCGCTATTGCTGATCGCATGGTAGCGCTTGGTTACAATTCTTCGCAAGCTGGCGCGGCTTTGAAAGAGCTTGGCATCAAAGGCAACAACATGACCGCCATGATGATGGACGGCGGCGAGCAATTTAGGGCGGCAAACGAAGAGCTAGCAAAATTTGGGATTTTAGTTAGCGATGTTGACGCGGCAAAAGTTGAGGCGGCAAATGATGCGTTTTCATCCATGGGCATTGCCATTGAGGGCGTAAGCAATTCTCTTGCCGTTGAGCTATCCCCTTACGTTCAGGTCCTTGCGCAATATTTTCAGGATGCGACCGCCGAAACTGGCGGGTTTAAATCTGAAATTGCGTCTGCTGTCGAGTCTGCAATTGTTGGTTTTTCTGATTTTGCCGATGTTGTGCAGGGCTTGCGCGTTGTTTTTAAAGGCGTGCAGCTTGTGGTTTATGGCTTTGGTGCTGCGGTTATCTCATACGTTGAATTAATGATGACCGCGTACACAAAAGGATTCGATTTTTTGTTTGGCTTGATAAATTCCGCAATGCAAAAATCAAACGATTTGCTAGGCACAAAATATGAACTTTTTGAAATGCCAAGCGAAAGCGGCTTTATGGATGGACTGCATGAGTTGGGCGATGCCGCACGCGATAAAGTTACAGAATTGCGCACCGAATTATCAGAAATGGCAATGCAAGAAATGCCGAGCGCAAAAACTGAAAAGTTTTTAAAAGACGTAAAAATAAAAGCAGATGAAGCTGCAAAAGCGCTTAAAGGCGTTCGTGATTCTACAAATAAAGGCGGGATTCCTGCCGAAACCGAAACCGATAAAAAAGACCGAGAGAAAAAAGAAAAAGATCACGAAGCAAAAAAAGAAAAGGCTGGCGATATTTTAGGAAATTTGAAAGAAGGCACTGCCGCAATGCAGGCAGAGCTAGATCAGAGAAAAAAAATAACAGACATATACAAGGCTAATTCAGTGGCCGCCGATGCGCCCTATTACTCCAAACAAATTAGCGATATTAAAACGAATGAGGAAATAAAAACTGCTGAAATTATGGCGGCTGCGCAAGAGCAGAAAGCTATGCGAGACGCTAGGCAAGCGGAAGATTTAGAAAAGGTCGCAGGCTATAAGGCCGGGATAGAAGCAATTAATTTACAATATGGCGAACAAGAAAAACTTGCAGAGAAATTAAAGCAAGAAGGAATTACCGCTGCGCAAGCAGAGGGCGAGGCTGCGCGCGCGGCACTACGCAAAGCCGAAATGGATAACGCAATTTCTACGGCCCTTGGGCTTGGTCAGCAGCTAATGGGTTTGGCTCAGGGGCACAGCAAAAAAGCCTTTGAATTTGCAAAAAAAGCGGCACTTGGAAGCGCTGCAATCAGCGGTTATCAATCGGCCGTCGATGCGTGGAAGGCAGGCATGGCAACCGGTGGCCCATGGGCGCCTGCGGTTGCGGCGGCATATACGGCATCCAGTCTAATGAAAACAGGCGCATTAATCAGCTCTATCCGAAGTACAAGTTTTGGCGGTGGGGGCGGAGGAGGTGGTGGTGGCGGCGGCGGGGGATCAGACTCTTCCGCATCTGCTAGCGCAGCATCAAATCAGGGCGGCGGTCAGTCAAGTCGTTATATTTTCGAGGGTATAAACCCAAACCAAAATTACTCTGGCGCTGCACTGCTTGACACGCTAAAACAAATGCAAAAAGATGGCGCATTTCGCGGAAATTTGGAGTTTGCTTAATTGGCGATTTACATTAGCAATGCGTTGTATTTGGCTGCAAATCTTGCTGGCGATAACCCTAATAGGGCGTTAATTGGCTGGCACTCTATTTATGCGCGCGCAGAGGTAATTTCTGGCGCTGCCGCTGATGGTTTTCCAGCGTCTAATGTTTGGAGTGGCGACACTTACAGCAAGTGGCGCTCACTAACTGGCGCAAGTGGCACGCTGCTTGCGGTAAGCAATAGCTCTGCCGAGTCGGTTAATTATATCGGCATTGCGGGGCATAACTTTTTTACCGCGGGAATTCAATACCGATTAATCGCGGTAACGGGCGGCGTCTATAACTACTTAACGAGCTTTAAAACCGTTTCTGATAACTCGCCAATAATTGAGTATTTCGACTCGACCTATGCAGATTTATTCTTTTTTGAATTCAATGTTCCCGCATTGCAATACGTTGAGATTGCGCATGTAAAAGTTGGTCGAGTATTTCGATTGCAGCGCCAGCGCTATGTTGGTGATGTTCCTTCTGGCATGGGTAAAACCGTTGAAAAAATAGGATCAAAATCATTTGCAGGCCAGCATCTTGGCAGCGTTTTAATTTCTCAGGGTGATAAGTTCAGCATTACCCAAGAGAACAACACGCCTGATTTTATTCGCAGCACCGATTTTAAAAACTTCATTGCTCACGCGCATTTATTGCAAAAGAAATCGGCTGGTTGTGTGGAGACTTTCTTTTATGCTTGGCGCCCAGAGGACTATCCGCTAGAGGTTCAGTATTGCGGTGAGACTACCAGCTTCAACCCTCCAACAAATCAGCGTAGCAACGGCATGATGCAGTGGAGCATGAGCGGGGATGCATTTGAATGACCGACAAACGAATTTTATTTGTAGAATTGGATTGCCCAAAGTGTGCAAATACTTATGGCATTTCCCCCTGTGCCGCAACTGATCCAGAAGAGTGCAAAAACACCGCTGCAACCTGTAAAGATATTGCCAATTATGACGGGTCAGAAATTCAAACGGTGAGATGGATTAAAGCCGCAAGCTATTCAAAAACCGTTGTAGCAGTGCCAAATCTTGCAACCGTTACAACAAGCTCGCAGCGCATAAACCCTGCGGAAAACTTAGGCAAGCGCGAGCGTGTAACGTGCAGTTTTTTTAATCATCGGCACAATGACAATGACCTTGACCCTTACGCACACACGCGCCCATACATACCGTATGAGCAGGGCACATACTGGGGAAAGTTTTCGGCAATGTACCCTAATGTGCAGGGCTACCCAATGCGGGTTTGGCAAGCGGCTACAGACCTAAGCGATTACACCGTATCGCACTACATTGCAGATGTTGGGCAGGTATTGGGAGACAAAACCGGCTACTCGCTCACCGGTAAAGACGTGCTCGATTTTGCTGAGGGCAACAAGACGCTTTGCCCAACTCCAAGCAAGGGAATTTTAAGCGCGGCAATCACAAGTTCGTCAACAAGCCTAACTCTGTCGCCTTCTGGAATTGGCTCAGAATATCCAGCAGCATTTGAGGCATACATTGGCAATGAATGGGTGTCATGTACCAGGTCTGGTGATGTAGTTACGTTGGTTGACAGGCAAATGTACGGCAGCCCTCTAAGCGGTCACGAGAAAGACGACACACTACAAGTTGCGGAAGTTTTTAATTCAAAAAATGTCAGCCAAATTTTGGAGCGCTTGCTTTCGTACACCAACACGCCCGCAGAATATTACAATCAGGCGCAATGGGATCAGCAAGTGGCCCTAGTGAATAGCCCTTTTTTAACGGCGCGCATCGGCCAGCCCACGCCAGTATTTGAATTGATCCAAGACCTAATGCGCGACATGGCGCTAGACATTCATACCGATGTGATTAATAAAAAAATCGTGATGTATTTTTTAATTAATCAAGTGCCAGTGATGGAAGTTAACGATCAAAATATTATCGACACTCCACAAGCAAAATTTTACGAAGACAAGCGGTGTGATTTATTTCTGTTTTCGTTTAGTCGCAGAAATCCATTATTAAAAATGGATGAGCCAAGCAACTACTCTGCAACAATCGTTAGGCCGTCCGCCAATCCTGTTGTCGCCGCACTTGGAAACCCGCCTGCTATTCGCCGTCATTATTCGCGGTGGGTTTCTGGGCTTCTGAGGTCGCAGGCAAGCCAATCAACTGCTTTCGTTGTGGGCCGCTATGAGTTTGCACCACGCGGGCTTATGTGCAAAATGAAGGCTGATATGGCTCCAAGCTTGGCGCAGGTTGTGACAGTAAAAACAAGCGTTTTCGAGGATGCATACGGGCGCACGCCATCTATCCCCATGCAAGTTGTTTCGTGTGCGCGTGGGCAGGCGCACGCAATGTTAGAACTGGAAGAGTTTAGAGTTGCCCCATTCCAGCCAGACGCGCTAACCATTGTTGTTTCGCTTACCGACGACATGCTCAACATGGGCGGCTTTGCAACATTGCGCGACATGTACAACTCTATCTACCCTGCTGCAATACCGGTAGGGGCAACGGTGCGATTTGAAGCATCTAGCGGCGTTATTTTTGGCGCGTCTTCTGGCTCGCCATCCAGCGGGTTTAGTGTTGTATTGGGTAGCTGGCCAGAGGCTACCGCTGGCGATGCATTTATTGTTATCGATGGCCTTTATATTTCAGGGCGCGGTGGTCGCGGCGGCTATAAAGACGGCGGATTTATTCAGCTTGACGGTGAGGACGGATCAAATGCGCTTTACACCCGCGTACCGCTTACGCTGCATGATTGCGTTATTGCTGGCGGTGGTGGCGGCGGAGGGCTAACAAGATTATCGTCAACTTACGGTGGCGGCGGTGGCGGCGCAGGCAGCGAGTTTGGGCGGGGCGGAACTATTGACCCAAGATTTACTTATTTTGACGGTGAAAACGGAACGCTAACAGATGGCGGCGCCGGTAGTGACTTTATGTTTGGCGGTGTCAACCGAGGCGGCGATAGAGGGCAAGACGGGGTAGGTTATAGTAACGCATACGCAACAAGCGTTGGCGGCGCCGCTGGGCTAGCCGTTGACGGTGACTCATACTTAACAATCACAGGCTCTACGGTATTTTATGGGGCGAGGGTAAATTAATGCGCGGAAGATTTAACAGAACTATTTGCGACACGACCACGGGCATTATTGTTCCATTCGCGCGCGTTGAAGTGTTTGAACAGGTGAGCGGCAATAAGCCCGATCTTTTTAGTGTTGAGACTGGTGGCTTGCCAATTTCAAACCCGATGACCGCAACTTCACTTGGATTCGCTGGTTTCTTTCTTGATCCCGGTCAATATCGTTTCGTTGCATCAACTGCGGGCGGCACAATCGTCTCGGAAATAACACACGAGGTCGTTGTCGATCCAAATGCGAACGATGGTATTTTTGAAAATATTGTCGCGGAAACTTTTCGTGGTCGTGAAATAATCTTAGAGGATATTAGCTATGGGCGTGTGCTTGTTCGCGACATAGCTGATAACACGCACTATGCGGAATTTAAGTATGAAGCGCCCGGCAATCGCGCAACTTTATCGCGCACGGGTTACATTCATTTCGATATGTCGCCTAGCTATGTTGGTGTTTATGACCAAGTTGGCGCACCAATTTTAAGAGGTGAGACAACGCGCACCCGGCTATATCGCGGCGGCGCTGAAGTTCTTGACGTAACAAATAATTTATTAGAGCTTGGATTTAGTTCGAGCTTGATAATTTTAGATTCCGACATTGCCGCGTCATCTGTTCGCGTTAAAAACCCAAACGGCACATACCCACTATCAAGCGCGGGCGGAACTCTATCGTTAGAGCGGCCAGACGGTGTAGACGTTCTCGTTTCAAATTCAGGCGTAACAAACTTAGCGAGTTACAACGGCGGTAATTTATTAACCAGCACATCTTCAATAACGGCTCTGTATGCGCCTGACGGATCATCTGCTTTTGATGCTAGCACTACGACAACTGTAATGCGCTATGCAAGCGGAAATCCGTTTGCAAGCGCTGGAAGCTCACTTTTATTGCAGTACGAAAACGGCAATAACTTGGCCATAGCTTCATCGACCGCACTAGCAATTTTGAACCCGTATAACACACAAATTTTATCGTCTAACGCATCAACGACAACGCTGTCATCACCTTCTGCGCAGCCAGTTATTTCAGTCACCACTACCGCCACCACAATCAACGCTGGCAACGGAACACAGGCGATTGCGATTGATGGCGCTGGGGTTTCGACTTTTCATAGCAAAGCTCGCGTAAGGTTTGACGCAGGCATTTCTCCGACATATACAAGCGGGCACCTAGAATTAAACAACGCGGGAAGCAGCAACCCAATTATGCTCGGTTTTCACGCTGAGGGTCAGACGGCAGCCGGACTAGTCCATGTTGGCGGGGCGGATGGTTTGAGGGTGACGAACGGCACTATTGACGTGCTTGCTCCTCTATCTGCCAGTATCATTACCGCATCGAATTTTTACGGCAACGGCTTCAACATAATCCAGCTTAATGCAAGCAATGTTGTAAACGGAACGCTCCCTAGTAACATTTTCCCTGCAACGATTTCTGCTGCGTCAATAACGTTTGCAGGCGCTCACATTGCCAAGGGCGGCACCGCTTACAATCTGCTTGATATTACTAGCGCCGCGTCAATATTGCGTGATAGCGCTGGCTTTGATGTTTTTAATGCCAGCACTACGGCGTTATCGTTAAAGCGCGCAAGTAATATCGTGCTAAGCGCAAGCTCTACATCAACGCAACTTTTTAACCATTCAGCCGCTATCCGCGCCAATTTTGATGCAAGCAATACTCAGATTTTCAGCCCTGCGACAGTCCCGTTTATTTCTGCTACAACGACTACGGCGGCGATAGCTAGCGGGAATGGCGCCGCCTGTTTATCAATCGACTCAACAGGCGCAGGGTTGATGCGTTTTCCTGTGTACACCGTTGCAACTGTACCGAGCGCGGCTGCAAACGCTGATCGTGTTATTATTGTTTCAAATGCGAGCTTGGGGCGCGGGCTTTACACGTCCGATGCGACCAACTGGCGCAGCGCCCAATCTGGTACAATTTTATCTTAATTAATTTGGAGTTTTAAAATGTCAGTAGAAAAAATCACAGTCCCTTATGAAATTTTATTTCGTTTTGATGCAAGCGGTGTAGTTGTAGGCGCGCACGAAAAACAGATTGAAATTACACGCGACACAGAAACTGGCGAAGTCTACGCACAGCGCGAAACAGAACCAGTAGACATCACTGAAAAAGACTACTTAAAAGCCGCGCTTGGTAAAACTTGCGTTGCTCTTAACTTGACGCTGGCTCAGAAAAAAGCAGAGCGCGAAGCCGAAAAAGAAGCGCGCTTAGCTGAAAGAGCCGCTGAACAACAAGCCAGGCAAGAAGCAAACCAAGCTGCACATATTGAGCGTCAAGCCTTGCGCAAGGCTCACAAGGAAAAAATCGCCGCTTTGCGTGATGAGATTGATGCATTGCTTGACGCTGCGCACGACTTCAAAGCATCAGAATAATAAGCGCGCCGCCAATGGATAGGTGGCGCATGTTACCGCAATCATTTATTATTAGCGCACACGAACGGATAAATGGAAAATGAAAATGCCAGACAAAGACCCAAACACATACGCGGCTATTGCTAACTCGTTTTCAGCAATTCAGGTGTTTATTTATGCCGCTATTGTGGCAATGGTAAGACTCCTGCTAGACGAAAAGGAAACAAAATGGCAGCGGATAGCGTTAGAGATGGCATTGTGCGGATTGCTTGCGCAGGGAATTGAGTCCGGCGCTAAATTCTTTTTTGCTTGGGACGTTCCAACGCTGATAGCTTCGGCAATTGGATTGCTTGGCCCGACATGGATCAGAACTAAAGCAAAAGCTGCGATTAGTAAAAAAATTGATGGGGGTGAATAATGAGTCAGCTAACCGAACACTTTAAGCTTAAAGAGCTGGTAGCGACAAGCAAGCCAATCGACAACACCCCGCCAAACCATGTAATTGACAATCTTTATACTCTCGCGCAAGCACTAGAAAAAGTGCGCACGGCCTGTAAAAATAACCCTATTACAATTTTAAGTGGTTATCGCTCCCCCGATTTAAATTCTGCTGTTAAAGGCTCAAAAACTAGCGCGCATATGAAAGGTCTCGCTGCTGATTTTGTAGTGGGCAATATGACAATTAGAGAGGTCTTCAATACCATAAGAAAATCTGGAATTGTCTACGATCAGCTTATCCTTGAGCCAACATGGATACATATTGGGTTGGCTGCAAAACCAAGAAATCAAAACCTTATTTATGACGGCGAGAGCTATCACAATGCTTAGCCCAACATTTAGCGCAATAGCCGTTCTGTCAATATCGCTCTCAATTGCTCTTTTGGCGATAAAAGAGCAGCACGATACCAATATAGCCAAAGATGCTGAAATTGAGCGGCTAGATGGAGTGCTTGCCGCTAAAGACGGCCTAATAAGTAAAGAGCGAACACTAGCAGACCAAGCAGCAGAGCGCGAACAAATAACCGTAAATGACGCGAGAGAGAAAAATGCAGAACTTGAAAAATTGCGTGATTGTTTTGATTCTGGTAAGTGCGTTTTGCGGTTGCGCAACGAATCGCCCCGCGATAGTAAACTGCCCAATTCCGCCGCCAGCACCAGCGAACCTGCTGGAACCGATGCCGGATATTCGCGGCGACTTGAGCAAGATTATTTACGTCTCGCCGACACACTCGGAAAAGTCGAAGTGAATTACGCGGCACTTCAGCGCGAGCTTACATCGCGATCCGCAAAAGATTTTTGCCAGCCAAAACAGGAATAAAAATGCAAACTAAAAACTTGGCAGCGTGGGGGAGAAATCCGACAACGGGGAAGCTTCAATGGGATTTCAATATAAACGACTATTCAACAATCGTTGGTACTGGTTTTGGAGCTAAAACCGAGTCAGTTTATTATGATGATTTTGAGAGTAGAGTATTGGGTTCAGTGGGCGCAAGCGTTGGCGAGTTGAACTGGTCTATTCAAGCTGGATCGTCAATATCCGACTCAAACCCTCATAGCGGGACAAAAAGTATTATTCATGATTTCAGCGCTAACGATTTTCCTAAAGTGTTTAAAAATCTTAGCGGAAAGACCGGACTAACATTATCGTGCTGGCTGCATATTAGCGGCACAGTCGCAGGCGGTGCAGTTTGGAAATTTGCTAGAGTGGGCGGCGGGAATGTCTATGGCGGATACCCTCACGCGGGAGCTTCATATACTTCTTCAAGTAGTGCAAATACACCTCAAAGCGCTGGTGGCGAGATCGTAATAAACAATGGTGATATTAGCTCGTACAGCGCAAATATATCGGGCACAACTTCAAGTCCTACCGATGCGTATACAAACGGGAGTTGGCATTTTTACGAACTTGAGTTTTATACTGGCACACTAAACAATAGCGATTGTTATTTTTGCGAGCGAATAGATAATAAAATTGTTACGCAATGGGTAAATCGCCCATATTTAACAAGCACAAATCAGACAATGCCCGCATGGGTTTTGCTGCCGCTTAATGGCTTGGATGGTAATCCACCAATTACATACTCAATTGACGAGCTTTATATTTCCGAGTCGCGTAGCAGGGTTGTAATGACGGACAGCGCAACTTATTCAGCATCTACAAAGTGGTGCGCACAGGAAGATTTACAGGGTGGGTGGAGTGACGAATTGATCTACTACAAGCCAAAGCGCGGAAGCTTCACGCAAGGCGCCACAGCATATTTGCATGTTTTTAATAACGGGGTTTTGGTTGACACCAAGACTATCACGGTGCCGTAATGTCTACCTCAATTATATCTAGCGGGCTTTACCCGTACACAGATTTAGCAAATTCGGCATCACATAGCGCGACCGCCGTTGCTGGTGACATTATCTTTATCACCCTTGCTTATCGTGACACTGCCTCTGCCATTTTTTCATCTCCGCAGTGGAATGGGCAAACTGCAGTGCCTTGCGGCGCGAGAACGCTACACGGAGGTTTTTTTCAGCACGATTTTTATATTAAGGCCGAATCTTCTGCCACCGCAAACATTACAACTGCGTCAGATAATTACACTTATTTGAATTTTGGTTTTGCTGTATTGCGATCTTCGCTGGTTGCATTTCCGTCCAATCCGTTAAAAAATTATCAAAAATCTTATTTTGATAGCGGCACCTATGCTGACCCATCCATAACAAACAGCTTAGTTACCGGTGATGTGGTTATTGCCACTCTAGCGACATCTGCTTGGTATGGTGACGGGTCGTTTTATGTAACATCGACAACATACTCTGCCGGCGGTTCTGCGACACTAATAGGCAGCGCCACAAGTACCGCGCACCCATCTTTAAAACATCTGTATTTGTCATCTGATACCGGCACTGGAAGCACTGTTAGCGGCTATATTAGAAGCGATTCTGATGCGCCCATGTATCAGTTTTCAACCGCTGTTTTTTTTGAGGCGGCTCAGCAAATAACAAGCATCAACGGCGGCAACCCAATAACCGCAGGCCAGACTGGTGTTGCAATTGTAGCTAGCGGGTTTCCATCAAAACCCGACACTCTGACTGCGACTTATGCAGGTGGAACAAAATCTATAACCGCAACGATTGACGCAGGCGGCACCGCGAACAATTTCACAATGAGTGTTCAGGATCGAATTGAGGCGGAAGACTGGCCGCTGAATAATTCTGATGTCACTTATACATTCAGCGTTGGCGCAGCAAGTGCGTCACTAACACAAGCGCTAGTCAAGAAGCCAAGCGAGACAGTTTTAACATTCGCAGGCGCAATCACTAGCGATCCTGCTACATTGACTTACTGGCTCACGCAAGACGGGTTCACTGTAGAAGGTGGAGAGAATGTTTATAAGCAGCCGCCGCCGACTGGAACCATGCCATCGCCAGACTTGGTTTTAACTGCTGATGGTGGCGGATCGGTTAAAGAAGCTAGCGCATTCACAAGCTGGTTCCGTCCTGCTAGTGGAACTGGCGCAGGCAATGTTTACGAATACCAATGGATAATAACCGAGGCCGGTATCTCACCAGCAATCTCAAATGTTTTCGCTAAAAAAATCTCATGCCGTAAAATATCGGCAACTAAAATATCATCAAGAGGCGTTTAAAAAATGGCTAATACAAATATTCAAACCGGTATTGAATCAGAATGGGTTTGCGCTGGAGCTTCTGACACTTTGACCTGTGAGCTATCCGCAAATATTCGCACGGGTGTCGAGATTGAAGCTACTGACATTACGCTTGAAAGCGTGACGGTAACCGCGACACTAAAGCACGGCGCTGAAGCTGTTTGCGAGATACCTGCTGGCGCTGGCAATTATGCGGTAGTTGGTGTCGATTCAAGCGTGTCAAAAATCGTTATTTCAAACGTCCCAGCCGGAACATATCAAGTTGCGATTTATCAATAACTCACACTATCGCAGTGAGCGCGGAAAATCTGGGCGCTAATTTCGCTTTGCTAGCCTGCTTTTTAGCTCACGACCTGCATCGTCGCTATCGCCAATATTCGCCGCTGCATTGCAGGAGCACGCCGTTTTTCTTGCGGTGTTCTATCGTGACGCTGAATAATACAGCACTCCGCATATACCGCCGCGCCATGTGCGCGGATGTGTTCTGTTATTTAATTACTGGCAGTTAGCTTCACCGCCAAGCGCGACCAACAAATCATTAATCAGTGTGCGCAACTGAATCGCCATCACTGCAAAATCAGCGTCGAATTGCTCAGCTTTTGATTCAGGGTTTCTTTCGTTTGATTTCTCAGTAATTACGTCATCAAACTTGAGGCGCTTAATCGCAAGCTGATCGTCGAGAACAAATGTGATGCCTTCGCGATAATTTAGCGATAGCTTGCTAACGAACATTCCACTTTGAATGTGGCTCAGGATTTCGCTTGCGGTTAAATCCTGCTTCTTGCAGCGAATCACGCGGCCATCTTTACCGGCTTGCATTTCACACTCTTCGCCTAGTTCAAAATGCGTGGGCAATTGGTTTGTTTGAAGCCAGTGCGTCATAACTTGGGTAGGAATATTTTTGGCGCTAACTGGAATGCAGCGGAGTGAGCCAAGTGCTTCGCGCAACTTGCTCAGCAAATCTTCAGCACGCTTGGCAGATGACGAGTTAACGACAATTAAACCGCCTTGATGGTCGATATACGCATAATCCAGCGACACCTTGGAAAACGCCTTTGGCAGCATCGAAAAAATGATTTCATCTTTAAGTGATTGCTTTTCTTTGCTGCCTACGCTGCGAGATTCTGCCTCGCTAATCGCCTTAGCTTTTTCTTCAAGCGCTAAATTGATGGCGGCAGCTGGCAATATCTTTTCTTCACGCTTGGCGCAAATCATTGTGAACTCTAATGTGTCATGCGTGAACAGATAGCCTTCGCCTAGTGGTGGAAAGAAGCCGTAGCGCACTGGGTCTAGGCTGCCGCAAGGAGTGAACTGAAATATTTCAAGTAGCTCATCTAAATGCAGCTTATTGATTGGCTCGGTTAATTTGTAAATGCGTAAATTTTTAAACCACATAAAATGCTCTCTCTAATGATTAATTTGTATTGTTTATTTATTCTTTATCTACTGCGACGAAATCATAAACCATGACGCACTCTTTAGACCGTGGCAAATCTTTTTCACAGTCTTTTTTTAATGCGCCAAGGTTTTCCAGGGTGTTGTTAACGATTGGCAGTTGGCCGTTGTATTTCTCGCATTGCATTATGTAAAGGGTGCCCATGCCAAAAAATGACACAATCAAAATAACAATAGCTATTGCCATTAATTGCTCTCGTTTATTTGGTTCTTGTTTCATTCTGCCACCTCCTCAAATCGTTTTTGTTTTTTAAGTTCTTTTATATAAGCGTCATAGACTTTTTCAGATTTTAGCGTGCGAATAATGCCTATGATTTTGCCTAGGGCGTAGTGTTGCACCGCTCTCCAAAACACTTCAACCTCTTGCAAGCGTAAAATTATTTCGCAAAGTTGCAGCTTGTCAGGCTCGTTTTTAATCAAGCGCCGCAGCTCTTGACTTATCACGTGCTCGTTTGTGCTTTGGAATTTTACGCCGCTATCTTCTGATGGCGTCATGCCGTCAAGCTTGTATTGTAGGTATCTAATGCTACCCTCCAGACTGTTTAGCCTTGCGCGCCTTGTTTTTAGCGACTCCACAAGCTTTGCGTTTTTACTCTCCAATTTTTTATTAAGTTCGCGCTCTTTTTTAAGCGCGGCGAATGCTTCATCTATGCTTAGTTGTGCGGTCATGGTTCACCTGTAGGGTTTTTAAATAGTGTTATTTTGCATTTAAGCCTTCGCCATTTTTGTCGTGCCACTGCTTGTGACATGCAGCGCATAGCCATCTAATACTTAGTGGATACCTGTAGTCATCGTGATGTGCATGAACTGAAAATATGCTTCCACACTCGGAGCATAAATCTTCTTTTTTTAGTCTTTTATCTCTTATCGCATTGTTAACCATCGTATGGGCTTTATATTTATTTGGAAATCTATCCCGATAATTTTTAATGTAGCTACCATCCTGCCGGTTTCCTCTTGCTCGATCTTTTTCTCTATATTTATCTACCTTTAAAAGTCTATTTTCCCTAACATCTTTTTTGTTGCACTCTTTACACTTATTCACGCGGCCGTCTGGCATAGAAGGATGCTTATAAAAACAATCAAGCACCTTCATTTCATTACACTTAAAGCAAGTTTTCATTGCGTAACCCTCTATTTAATTTTGCCCCGAGAGTATCGCATAATTATGAATTTATTAGAAGGGCTTAATTAAAAGGTATATCATCATCGAAATTATCAAACCCAGCCGGTGCTTGATGCGCCGCTTGTTGTGCTGGTGCGCGCTGTGCCGGTTGTGCGTAGGCTTGCTCTTGGCCACCATCACTTTTTCCATCGAGCATCTGCATTTCGCTGGCTACAATCTCGGTGGTGTAGCGGTCGGTGCCGTCTTGCGCTTGCCATTTACGAGTACGCAATGAACCTTCAACGTAAACCTTGCTTCCTTTTTTCAAGTATTCGCCAGCGATTTCGCCCAAGCGATTAAAAAACACCACGCGATGCCATTCGGTACGCTCTTGTGGTTGACCAGTGGTTTTGTCCTTCCATGTTTCGGAGGTGGCGATACTAACGTTGGTAACCGCGCCGCCAGAAGGCATAAATTTCACTTCAGGGTCTTGGCCGATATTGCCAACAATAATGACTTTATTTATTCCTCTGCTCATTTCTTCACCTAATATTTTATTTCTGTGTTGTCGATTTTTGATTGCGCGATTGCCATAACTACGGCCTTCGCGGTTTCTTCGGTAAGCCCGCAAACCAGCATCAAAGCCTCTTTTGCTTCTTTGCGCTTTTGCCCAACGTGGGCGCGGTTTTTTTCAAGCTCTTGCTGTGCGCGTTCGGCTTCTAATCGTTCACGCTCAACACGCTGGCGCTCTGCTTCAATAGCCGCCTGCTTGTCAGCCTCTGCTTTCGCTAGGGCAGCTTTAGCCGCGTTTTCAGCATCTAGCAGAGCCTTAGCTTTAGCCGCCTCTGCCGCTTGCTTCTGGCGCAGCGCTTCAGCTTCTGCTTCAGCCTTCTCGCGTTGGGCACGTTCGGTTGCAAGTTGCTGCTCTCTGACTTGGCGCTCGGCCTCGTCCTTGATTCGCAGCTTCTCGGCTTCTGCTGCGCGTTCTGCTTCAATACGTGCGTTTTGTGCTGCAGCCCGTGCAATTTGTTCTTCTCGCTCAACTCGCTCTTTTTCAACAGCTGCCGCAAAAATAATCGCTTGCTTTGCGTCCTCTTCTTTTTGGCGCAAGAATTCAGCATACATAAACACGGCTAGCTCATGGTCGCGGTCTACCTGCTCCTGCAATTCACGCGCCGCGATTTCTGCCAGTCGTGCGGCCTCGGCTGCTGCTTCATCGGCTATGCGCTTGGCTTCGATGGCCTTTTGCTCTGTTTCGTAATCGGTTAGCGGCTTGCGAACCTCATCACGCAATGCGTCCATCTTTTCGACAAATTCGCGCAGCTCTTTTTCAATTGCGGCGCACTTGGTTTCCTTGATGAATTTCAGATAGGCGCGCCCAGGCTTTTCGACAAAAGTTTTCGACGTTGACACCTTGCGCGAATTTGACGCAATAGCCTCGCGGCCTTTTACTGTAGTTAGATCGGGAACCTCGCTTAAAAGCTCAGCGCGAACACGATCATAGTAGTCGTTAATCTTGTTTACGCCGTAAATTTCCGGCCACTTGTCTTCTGTGATTTCGTCAATCAGTGCTAATTCGGTAGTCATAATCATTTCCTTAGTTATTTAATGTATTGGTCGTGTTCAATAGCGAACTGTTTAACCGCGTTTTCAATCCATAGATTGGCTTTTTTGCATTTTTCCAGCATGGCTTTTTCTATTTCCATATCGCGGGTATAGCTTGGTGATAGAGTTATTCTGTGATGCGCAGGAATGGCACTATCAATGATATGTATATCGCGATCATCCCAAGGCTTTAAAAGCTCTTCGGGGGTATCAACTGCGCAATAGGCAATCTCCCATTCTGGCAAATCAAACAGCGCCATATAGCCGCGAGCCTGCCATTCATAGCCTTTTTTGTCAGCGTCTTCTGAGCGCAATGGGAATGTTAATAAAGACCATGCGATCTTTATATCAACCCCTTTCTTTGAGTGCGCAGCAACCAAGTCAGGCTCGCCAGTGATGATGCCATTGTTGCGGCGACCATCACTTGAAATCTTTTTAAGGTCATACAGAAAAACATCATTGTAAAGCTGTATGCCAGCATCCTCACACATGCGGCCTTTTTGGATTGCCTTAACTTCATCAAGGTCTTTGCGAACACCAAAAAGAATTTCGCGCACAATTTCCATCATTGCACCCTTTGCGGTTTCCGAAAACTCCTCAGTCTTTTTCTGTGGACTTGTCATTATTGCGCCTATAGAGCTGCACCGGATCATTGCGCCACCTCCAAGTCTACCCATTGAGAACCGGCTACCCATTTATCAATAGCGGCCTGCTGATCTTCATTAAACTCAATTCGTGAAATTAATTTTTGAATTGTTAGTTCATCGTTTGCAATTTTTGCCATTGAGTCATTTAGACCTTGATTACTTATCGGTCTTTTTGCTGCTGGCAACGGTTCAGGCTTTGGCGTTATATCTTTCTCTGGTTTAATATCCTCAGAGCCTTCGTATTCGTTAACTACAGCGATTGCGCGATCAAGGCGGTCGTCACGGTATGTCTTTGGCCACTGCTTGCTTGCGCGCTTTATAATCGCCTTCTTTGCCATTTCGTCCGGCCACGCTGACCACACGTAATCCTGTTTTGCTGCTTTGCGGATTTTCCCTATTTCCTCTGCGCTCATTACATCGACAAGAAAATCGCCATCAAATGTTTTTGCAACGCAATAAACTCCAACGGTAGCGCCACGATCACCAAATGGGTTCATTTCATGTTCTGGCAAAGTACATGCCCCGCGATAAGTAAATTTATCGTTAGCCTTTACTATCTCGGCCTTAACCCACTTAATAGACCCGCTATCAGTCGCAATCTTTAGCAGCCCCTTAAACGATACTTTTAAATTGCACTCGCCTTTTTCTGGCACAAGATACGCATAGCCAAGCGCAGGATTTAAAGTTAAGCCAATGGCCGCGACATTAATAACCGAGTTTTGTACTGTGTGAATATGGCACTTTGCGAGCGTATCGTTTTTTTGAATTGCTTGGAGCGCAAACTGGCTTTCTTCTGCCCATGTAACTAGATTTTGATTTGTCGCAATCTGGTTAAATTTTGGCGCTACTTGTTCGATGACCTGCGGCCATGTTAATTGTTCTGACATTGTGTGCCCCTTAGTTAAAGCGCGATCTTGACATTAAGCCGCGCCGGTTAAAAATTACTTTGCAATTCTTTACTTTTGTTACCCCACAACATAAGACGCAATAACTCTCGCCTCTAGGTTTATTTCTGCCTCAGTCATTTTAAACGTGCGTGAAAATGGCAGGCTCCATTTTGTGTGACCATCACGAGCCGTTAATGTTGCGCCTGCGATAAGCGCCGCTACCGTGTTTTGATACACGATGCTTTCATAGCGCAGCTCGTCCATTGAGCGCGTTGGCTCTCGCTCGGAATCGTCTATCCTGGCAAGCTCAACCGCCAAACTTTTAACTTGGTCGCGGTCAATTTCCGCTTGAGTGTTTCCGCATAACATTTTTATTTGCCCCTGTTTGTTTGTGTGATTGCAGAATAATCCACCGTGCCAGCAATTGCAAATCTTTTATACAAAAGTTGCACAAATAAATCTATGTGTTATTATTACTAAAACCAACCAGAGAGAGTCAATTATGTCACGTAGATCAGTAGGGCTAGACGAGTACACAAACAAAAAGATGCAAGAAAAAATTGACGAGGCAAACGAGCAACGACAAGAGCAAGGCAAAAAGCCGATCAGAGTTTGCGATTTCATGGCCGAAGCCGTTGACCGCGTAACAGTGGCCCAGCTTGTTAGAATTTAGTATTGGCTTAATTGCTAGCGCTTTGAGTGACTGGTTATATTGGCGAATGGAGGCTGATATGAAATTAAATAAGAAACAGCTACGATTTATTGAAATTGTAGAAAAGTGCGGATATTTACTGTTTTGCGAAGTAAACACACAAGAGTTCCCGATAAGCATGGTAGATGCGCTAATTGCAAAAGGTTTGATTGTGCGCGATGGTGAAAAACTACTCAGCACCACGGCAATATAACGCAAAGTACAGCGGCGCGCAGACACAAGTGAGAATAGCGATATTCTTGCTGCGTCCCGCCTGCTACGCCTTGTTAAGTAAAACCCTAACGCGATAGAACAAACTACGGAGCCACCATGACACCGGAAGAAAAGAACGAGAAAATGGAGGTTAAGCCTTCACGCGATGGAAAATTTGTAGTTTCTCTATTTCGACACACTAAAGACTCTGACGATGATTCAGATTTTGTGCATGAGGTTAATCTAGCTGCAAAGGACGGGAAATGGGATTACCAAGATTATGCTGGGTGCTGCTACGTTTGTTTTATTCATGCGTTGGCACCTACTTAACAGTTTATTATACGGCCCAGGCCGCAAAACTACGGATTTTGCGCGCCAAGGCCATTGATTTTATTGTGTTTTTTTACTGCTTTCGGAAATATACGGCGCAGGCCGCTTTTTAACGTAACTCGCACCTAAAAAGTGCTTTGAATTAATTTGGTGCAAGATGTTAGATTTTGATTTATGGGCGCAGGCACAAATAGCTGCGATAGTTGAGTATTTTGGATTGGGTGAAAATGATCAGATGCAGTCATAAGCAGGTGAAATTTAAGATGGTGGCGATTGCCATTGATTATCGCGGAACACATAGGCAATGGTTTGAAATAAAATTATGCTGTGCTGGGTGCGGTATTTTGATTAATGCTTGCAAACCTACCCCAATTAGCTAAAATACAAACGCGCCCGTGGTTACCTTCGAGGTTGGGCGCAATCCTTGTGGCGAGGATTTTCTGTAATAAAGACAAAACTTACCGAACGCTTAGAAATAGCGGTTCTTTTTTGCTTGGGCTTGTCACCCTTCAGGAGCAATTAAGAGGCCACCCGCTATCTCTAAGCGTTTTTTTATTGGATGAAATTTATGAGCTACGAACTAAAAGCAATAATTGAATACGATGCGTCACGGCTTGAGATTAAACAGATTAAAAAACCACTTTATGATCTTTTTCATAGTTGTGAATTTGAAAACTATCCATACACAGGAAACTGCATAAAACTTCATCGGCAATATTTAAAATGGGAGACATCATGGGATGATGAAATGGATGAGCCAGAATATAGGGAGCCATGCGAGCAATGCAAAAAAGCGCTTCAAATATTTAAGGATCTTGAACCTGCAAAAAAACGCTTTGGCATAGCTAAAACTCGCCTATCAAGAATAGCACGCGATTATCGCAACTCAACTGTACTTCATGTGGATGAATTGTAATGTATTACTACCCTCACCACATAGGCGACTTCATTGCTGATACTGCGCGCCTAACAGATAGTCAGTGCATGGCCTACCTTCGCCTTATCTGGCATTACTATGACACTGAGAAGCCGCTAGAAAACGATCCTGAATCGCTGGCCTTCAAGATTGGCGCGAACGCTTCTGATGTGAATTTAATCCTGAAGCATTACTTCATTCTTGATGGCGATGCATGGAAAAAAACACGCTGCGATAACGTGATTGCCGAGTATCACGGAAAGGCTGACAAGGCTAGAAAGAGTGCAGAAGCAAGATGGAAAAATGCGAAAGCAAAGCGAACGGATAGCGAATGCAATGCGAGCGCATCAACAGACAATGCGAACGCATCGAAAAGTCATGCTAACCAAAAACCAATAACCAACAACCAACAACCAATAAAAGACTTAACACCGAAAAACAAGTTTTCGGATGAAGACAGAATATGTTCAGAATGGCTATTTTCAAAACTTCAAGAATTCATACCTGATTGCAAAACACCAAACCTAAACGGCTGGGCTAAAAGCGTTCGTGATATGCGCGAGCTGGATAACCGCGATCACAAAGAGATTTGCCAAATTTGGCTATGGTGCCGAAAGGACAGTTTTGAAGCGGCCAATGTTCAGTCTCCTGAAAAACTTCGCAAGCGCTATGACCAACTGAAAACAAAAATGAAATCACCCGCTACTGGAGCGAATTATGGATCACATCAACAACCTAATCGGGCAGGCAGTCAACAGCACGGCCTTGCCCACGATGACGCAAGCTGGGCAGACGAACTATTCTGCGCAGAACCGGAAGACAGCGGTGGATTTAATAAACCAAACATTCAAGGAATTGAAGGGGATATTCACCGCTTGGGCTGTGGCGATTAAAGACCCAGATATTGAGGCCGAGACAAGAAGACAATGGCTAAAAGGTTTTATTGAGAATGGAATCGACAGTGACACAAAGATAAATATTGGGTTATCCGTATGCAGAAAACATGACTCCCCATTCCTTCCTAGCGTTGGGCAATTTATATTCTGGTGTAACGATGCGATAAACGCTAATAACGGAATCCCGACAGAATCAGAGGCGCGCCTAGCCATGCTAAGAGAGCTTAGCAAGTCGCCAGACATTCGCGCATGGGAGCAATATCACCCAGCGGTTAGATGGGCGTACAGTCAGCGGCAATCATCAGACTGGAAGATTTTAAGCGCAAAAGACTTAACGTCCGCATTCCATGAAATTTGGCTAATCGCCTTAAAAATGGCAAAAGACAATTGTGAATTTTCAGTTCAGATTCCAAAGTCACGCCAAATCGCACCGATTGATTTACCGCCGGCACCGAAAGAGGTTGCCGTTGCTGAGGCTGCCAGGCTCTTATCCATGTTCAGCGAGCCAGAGCAACCAAAACAACTAACGCCGGCAGAGATAAAAGACCTGCAACGATTGGAGCGATTAAGAAATGAATAAGCAGGATTTAGTAAC